AATTATGCAGAAGATTTAAAATATAAACAAAAACTTATAAATGAATTAACTAAAAAAGATGAGTTAATCGCAAAAGATTCTGCAAGATTAGTTTTAACTTATAATTCTGAAGTAAGAGCTGCTTATGATGAATTTAACAATGAAACTAACGAAACTATAAAAGCTCAAAAATTTTCTAAATATGTTAATATGGTTTATCAAGCTCAAGTAGATATGGGTATTGATTCAGATCTAATTAAAATTATTCCACAAAGTCAAGCAGCAGATATTGTTAAAGATTACAATTCAAGAAGTGCTAATGAAAAGATAGGTTATCTACAAGCATTAGAAGGACAGTATGGTGAATATTATGGTAAAGTATTAATGCAATTATCAGAAAATGGTTTACCTGTTACCGCTAAATTAGTTTCTTATTTTAATGATGAACGATTTGCTTTATCATCTTTATCAATAGATACAAAAGAAGAAAAGGAAGTATTAAAAAATTTTTTAAAAGGTACAGATGAAACATTTAGTAGTGTACAAAAAAAAGTTGCTGATGACATAGAAGAATTTAGACAAAAAGTTTTATTAGGAAATCCTTACAATACATCTAAAGCAAATAAAGAACTAGATCAAATTACAGAAGTTTTAACATACATGGCTATTAATGAAATGAGTAAAAAACAAAAAGATGTTAATGATGCTGTGGGTTTTGCTACAGATTTTATTAATAATAATTTTGTTTTGGAAGATACATATTTTATTCCAAGAATATACAACAATGAACCTTTAGGTTCTGGTCAAGTAGAATTTGTAGCTAAAAAAGCAAATGTAATTAAAGATCATTATTTAGAGGCATTTAATATGGAAACATTTAGATCAACTAATCCAGATATACCAGAAGAAGAACTTAATTCATCCATGATTGAACAAGCTAAAAAAAATGGTGTGTGGTTAAATACAGCAGATGGTAATGGATTAGTTTTTGCAATTAAATTTTTTGATGGAACTTTTGGTTTAGTGCAAAACAAAGAAGGAGAATTATTAAGATTTGATTTTGATGATGATTCATATTTATTACCTGGAACAGATATTATTATGGATAAATTAACTAAAAAAGATGATGACACACCACCTGCATAATTATGGCTAATATTTCATTTGGATTACAAACTGATAAAAACGCACCTGAACGAGGTTATGATATATTTAAAACAAGTTTATTAGAAACATTATCTACTACTGCAGAAGATGCTTGGAAATATAATCCTGTATCATCTATATGGAGACTTTCAGAATTAGAATATAATAGAAATAAAGATGATGATGAACCTTTAATTGATAGAAGAACACTTAATGAAAAATATAAAGATATTGGTTTATTTTTTGAAGAAGATGAAAAACAATCTACTGTAGATATTTTAGTTGAAAGAAAAGAAGAAGAAAATGAAAGAAAAAGTATAATTAATAGAGGACCAAAAGGTGTAGGAGTTGGTTTTGCAAAACTTGCAACTTCTTTTGTAGCAAGTGCAGCAGATCCAATAAATCTTGTCGCAGCTTTTATTCCTTTTGTTGGTCAAACTAATTTTGCAAGATTAGTTGCAAGATATGGATTTACTAGAGCAAGACTTACAAAAGGTGCTATTGAAGGAACATTAGGTACGGCATTGTTTGAACCAATAGTTTATACTGCTGCACAAAGAGAACAATCAGATTATGATTTGTTAGATAGTTTTATAGCAGTAAGTTTTGGAACTATACTTGGTGGTGGACTTCATGTGGGTGCAGGTAAGTTAAAAGATTTTATTAAAAGAAGAAAGTTTGAAAAAAAAGTAAATGCAGCTAGAGAAAAATCAGGTATTACTGATGGTGAAACACCAGAATGGAATCCATATAAAGAATACTATGGAGAAAATGCAAGGATTATGAAAGAACTTGCAGAAACGTCACCAGAAACAAGAGCTGCATTGTTACAAAGAGCATTAACAGATTTAATAGAAGATAATACTGTCAATGTTAAACCTATGGCAGACCTTGATCCCAAATTAAGAAATGCACAAATAAATCAAAGTGTTCCTAAAAAAGAAAGAGTTAATGTAAATCAGAAAGACGATAACATAAAAGGTATAGATAAAAGAGTTACTGACGAAAATTCTGGTAATACTATTCTTAAAAATCCTGATCAAAGAGAACTTAATAATTTTGAAGCATCAGGTAGAGCTAAAAGTTTAGAATCGAGAAGTTTAGATCAAGAAAATATAGATTTAGAAAGCCAACTAAATATATTAAAAGAAAGACAAAAAGGATTAGATATTGAAGATAGTGTTGAAATACAAAGATCTAAAAAAGCAGTGGATGAATTTAATCAAAAAAATAAAGAAATAAAAGATGCAATTAAAGATGGTATTAATTGTGTAACTAAAAGGTAGTTATGGCAGAAGATAAATGTTTGGCACAGATACGAGAGACTCTTAAAAGATCGTCTATTGAAACAACTAAAGCTGAAGATATTTTAAATGAAATAAAAAAAGCACAAAGAGAAATTGATGTTAATAATTTAGATGATGCGATTATAAGTGATTTAACTACAAAAGTATTAAAAGAACAAGAGATACAAACCAAAATAAATGCAAGAAATAACTTAGAAAATGAAATTAAAATAAGAAATACAGTAGAATATGTTATCAACGAATTTGGTGATGATCCTGTAGAGGGATTAACTGCTGTATTAGTTGGCTCTAATTTACAAAAACAAGGATCAAGATCATCAGTTGCTCTTGCTCAACTATCTAAATATAGACAAATTGCTACAGCTTTTTCAGAAAAATTAAGACAAGAAAATTTAACAACATTATTTGCTAGAGCTAATGCTGATATTGATAAAAAACTTGCTAGAACTATTTGGGAATTAGGTGAAGGAAAAACAATTACAGAAAAAAATAAAGATATTGTAAAACTTGCAAAAGTTATTCATGAGTTTTCTGAAACATTAAGATTAGAATATAATAAGTATGGTGCAAACATTAGCAAACTTTCAGGTTGGATTGTAAGACAATCTCACGATCCTTTTCAGTTAAGAAATGCTATTGATGTTTTAAATTTAAAAAATAATAAAAATATAAAAGAAATTAATGGTTCTGCTGAAAGAAATTTAGAAGCATGGAAAGCATACATTAGACCTAAACTTGCTGAACGAACATTTGAAAATGTAGCAGAGAGAGATAGAGATCAATTTTTAACTTATGTTTATAATTCTTTAATAAGAAACGAACATCAAATTGTAGAAGGTGTTGGTGGAAACTACGGAAGTAGAAATTTAACATCTAAACTAAATGCAAAAAGAATATTGCATTTTAAAACTGCTGATGATTGGTTTGATTACAATTCACATTTTGGTGGTGGTAATTTAAGAGAGTCTTTATTTGCAGGATTTAATTATGCTGGAAGAAATATTGGTATAATGAGTACGTTAGGTACAAATCCAAAACAAGATTTTGTTAAAATAGGAAGATTGATTGAAGATTATTATATTAAAAGAAAAGAACAAGGCAAGGTTAATAAAATTAGTGGATATTTAAAAGATCAAGGTAGATGGGAAAGACATTTTGCAGAAATAGATGGATCAGTAAATTCTATAAATAATTTTTCTGCTGCAAGATGGAGTGGTATTACAAGATCAATTTTATCTATGGCAAAATTAGGCGGTGCTGTTGTTTCAGCAATGGCGGATATTCATTTGTATGGTAGAGAATTAAAATATCAAGGTAGATCATATTTTGGTGGTGTTTTTGAAGCTATGACAAGATTAGCTAAAATAAAAAATTCAGCTAAAAAACAAGAAATAGCAGAACAGTTAGGTTTTATGGCAGATAATATTATTTATGATTTAGCTGCAAGATATTCTGTTGGAGATACATTAAATAGATCCTTTACGAGATTACAAAGAACATTTTTTAAATTAAATTTGTTACAATGGTGGACTAACTCTCTTAAAGAAGGTGCGATGTTAGGTATGGGTAATTATGTTGCTAAAAGAAGAAATACATCTTTTAAAAATTTAGATTCTAAATTTAAAAGATTAATTGAACATTTTGGTATTAATGAAAAAATATGGAATACAATTAGAAAAATGGATGTTGAAAGAGCTGATGATGGTAAAGAATTTTTTTCTGTAAGGCAAATTGATAATTTATCTGATGATGCAATTAAAAATTTAGCTGAATTAAAAACAATGTCTAAAAGACAAATTGAAATTTTTAGAGATAATTTAAAAACAAAAGTTATGGGTATGTTTTTAGATAGATCAACTTATGCAGTAATAGAACCAGATGCTAGAACAAGATCATTTATGAAAGGTGGTTTACACGCAGGTACAGCACATGGAGAGGCAATGAGATTTATATTTCAATTTAAAGCATTTCCTCTTGCAATACTACAAAAAGCTCTTGGTAGAGAATTTTCTTCACTCAAAGCTGGTAGAAAATTAGAAGGATTTTTTGGAATAGTATCATTAATATTAGGTTCTGGAATATTTGGCTATATATCCATGACAGCAAAAGATTTATTAAAAGGTAAAACACCAAAAGATCCAACTAAAAAAGCTACATTTTTAGCGTCTATGTTACAGGGTGGTGGTCTTGGTATTTATGGTGATTTTTTATTTAGTAAAAGTTTTAGTGGTTTAGATATATTAGCAACAGCAACTGGTCCTGCTGCAACTGAATTTGCTAAAGCTGCTAATGCTATTAGATATGCTGTTCAAGGTGAACCATCAAAAGCAGGAAAACAAGCCTATAAATCTATTGTGGGTAATATACCATTTTTAAATTTATTTTACTTAAAAACTGCTTTTGATTATGCTATAGGTTATCAAATGATGGAAACCCTTTCTCCAGGTATTTTAAAAAAAATGAAAAAAAAAATGAAGAAAGATACAGGTCAAGAATTTTTATTGACTAAACCATCAACTTTATTTAAAGGATTTAGATAATATGACAATATCTTCAACTACAGTAAAAAACTCATATTCAGGTAATGGAAGCACAACAGCTTTTGCCTACACATTTAAGATATTTGCGAACACAGATTTACAGGTAATCATTAGATCATCTACAGGAACTGAAACTGTCAAAACTTTGACAACTCATTATACAGTATCTGGC